TCCGACTGACAAAGCATCTTGTAACAATTCTGGTAATGCATTTTTGGTTAACTCCTGATCTTTACCTTCAATGATAGAAATAGATTTCATGATAGCAAGATAGATTGCTCTATCCTGACACCATTTTTCTGTATGATCTAGTAACCAATCTATATCAGTTACTTCTTCTTTTCTTGATACTTCTGAAACTATTGTTATAACTTCATGGTACTGTGAATCCGATAGATTAGCACTATCTAATTCAATAGATAATGCTTCTCCGGAGGGCAGTTTATTGTACTTAGAAACAAAGTTTAGAATCTCTTGAAAGATAATGCCGTGATTTCCTTCAAAGTATTCCTTCTTTAAGAATGGGATAACCTTACGAGTAAAGTTATCATTATTAATCAGATTCCGTAAAATTATTGTCTGGATCTCTGTGTTCATGTTTTGTATCACCTATTTTATAATTTCCGTCAGTAAAAGCACTATCTAATACAAAACTTAATATGTCACCCACATAATTATTAAAATCTATATCGGATTCAAGATCCACAGTATCTAAACCGGATGGAACATAGTTAATAGCATATTCAAACTTTAAAGTTGCTTTGGCATCTTTATCCAAAGGTTCTGTAAAAGAAATAGCACCATAACTTAATACTACACCGGTGTATTGACCAGATAGAAGTTTAAATGAATCATATTCAGCATCTTCAATGTAAGATATTTGTTCAAAATCATATTCTGTAATATTATTATTATACATCATTTTCCTCCGTTTGTAAAGCAGTAATATCAATATCACCTAAAATAGATTTATAACCAATAGTGAAATGACTCTTAACGAATGCAGAGAAATCCGTTTCTTCTAATATAGATTTCCAGAAACCTTCGTTCATTGTATCTTTTTCTCTTACCTTCGGATCAAGCAACTCTCCAGTAGATTTATCAACTTTACAATACCAACCATTGGAAGGCTTACCAACATAATTGCCAGCCAGAGCAATATCAAGCAACCCAGAGTAACGCTGTATACCGCCTTCCCAAGAAACTGTAATAGGAATTTTTGACTTCTCTTTAACATATCGTGATTTCTCTACGTTGATTATGAAATGATACCCTTGTATTTCTGTGCCTTTCTTATCTTGTTGTCTACCAATAATCCATACGTTATCCGCACTGTACATTACACCTGTACCACCTGATACAACTGGTTTTGAATACATTTCAAGAGTTTGATATGTATGATTCACGGCAATCATTGGAATATCTTTCATTGTCAGATAAGGAGTTGACATACGAAATAGACCTTTCAATGCTTTTGCTCTTGACATATCAGCGACTGCTTTTTCATTTAAGGCATCATCAAGTTCTTTCTTAGATGCTAAGTTACCAAGTGAATCAATTACAACAACAACTTTATCTTCTCTTGTAATCATTTCTAACTGATTGATTAGATCAAACTTCAACTCTTCTACGTTAGTAATGGGTGTATGTAAAACTCTTGAAGTATCAATATCGAATGATTGAAAATATGATTGTGGTGAACCAAACTCTGAATCATAGAACAACATAACAGCATCAGGGTATTTCTTTAGATAAGCAGATGCCATTACTAACCCAAAACTTGTTTTGAAATGTTTAGATGGTCCTGCTAATACCGTTAATCCTGGAGTCAAACCACCTTCAAGTGACCCAGATAATGCAACGTTGATCATTGGTACATCAGTTGGAATCATATCCTTATCAGTAAATAACTTTGATTTTGATAATACTTCTGTAGATTTTAGTTTAGAATTCTTTTTTAGTTTGTCCATGATAGACATACACTTCACCTCTTTATTTAATTAATAATAAGATTTATTATAACACACTTTCGATTAAAAATCAACAGTTTTATAATTCACTCCTGCCTCATCAAACATACGTTTAGACCAAGACCATTCTTCATCCCAATTAGTAGGAGTATCCTTATATAACATAACAACATTCTTTATGCCTACTTGAATAACACCTTTAGCACAACTAGAACAAACAGGTAATCCATAAACATATAAAGTAGCACCATCCAAAGATGTTCCAGTAAAAGATGCATTGAATATACAATTCATTTCTGCATGAACCACCATTTTATATTTAACTTCTCGGTTATCATAGTTCTCTGGGTTATCATTAACTCCTCTCGGAAATCCATTATATCCCTGAGCAAGAACTTGACCTTTAGATCCAATCACAACCGCACCGATTTGTTTAGACGGATCTTTGCTCCAAGTAGAAACCTCTTTTGCTAATTTAATATATCGTTTATCCCATTTCATTCATTCACCTTTTACATATTTTTATAAATAAATTCTATTGCACCTTCTGCTTCTTTATTAAGTGGTCTATTACCATACCATCCACCAGTTTCCACATCTAATTCTTTACATAATTCTGCAATTTCCATTGCTGTTATTGGATACTTCTGTTTCACTGCATTACCCGCAGTTGATACCATAATCTGATACATTTTATGATACCACCCAGTAGAACTAATTGTCCTATATTCAGCAACTAATTTCTTATTGATAAATGGACAATTTCTATATGAATTCCATGATATAGTTCTATTATCCATTTGATCCTTTCTATGTTGTAAAATCATCTCCTGCATACTACTTGGCAATCTATCAAAGAAGTTATTACCCTTTGGTACAAGTGTAGGATGTTTATCTATTAAAGCATAAGGATCAATATACTGACCAACATTAGTAAATATAAAGTTATTAGCATTTTTATAATCAGCAGGTACATAATACATTCTAGACAGATCTTTAGTTTGTCTATCTCCAATAGATTCCAATTCACTATTCAATGCATACCAAAATGCTTTTATCTTTGATGCTTCTACATGACATTTCAAAGGGAATATCAATCTAAACTTTGGAAACTCCTTTGTAGATGATGCTGTAGAATAACACACATAATACCAATCACCATACTTTTTTGCTAAGGTTTCTTTTAGATCACCTTCAATTTGATGATCATCAACATCTACTGCTGCCCAACCACACCAAGATATAACAGAATCATTCTTTCTGGTTGTATCTTTTTTAAATGAAGCAGGTGAAATCAATGGTGCATTTCTTTTACCTACTCTAGGGATATTTGATAACTTATATAAGAACTTCTCGAACTCTGGGAAGTCAGAGAAGTTCATTACCTTGTCAGTTTTGTTGTCGAAAATTGATTTAAATAAAGTTAGGGATAATGCCATGATTTCCTTCATGTGTGGGTGAAACCCAATTTTCAGGTTTGACCATATCAGGTAAATTTAATGGGTTGTATCTTGTAGGATTGACACCAGGAAGTTTAGTCATATTAGCATTATATACTTTATCCCATGCTACATTAGCATCAACACCCATAGTATCTAAAGTAACAAATGCAAACACCAAAGTATCAATAAGAGCATCAACAACTTCTTCAGCATCTCTAGTATTGATTGCTGTGTATAGTTCATCAACTTCTTCTTGAATTTGTGTTTGTCTAAACTTTAAATATTCATTCATAATTGATTTGAAGTGTGTAGGATCACCTGCCATTTTATCAGCAACCCATGTATCCACACCAAACTTCTTATGCATATCTTTAATATCTTGAACCAAATCTTTACTCATTACCACTCTCCACTCTAGTCATACCCAATAAGACACGAGCATCATCTCGTATCTCTGCTGTTACTGCTAAACCATACATATCAGGGTTTAATAGATTTCTTAAAAATCTTTCAACTTGTTCATCCAACATAATATCCTCCACTCTCAAAACATTAACTTTAAGTTAAATCTAAGTATAATCCCAGATAGAACAAACCAAATGAACATAAGTTCATGCTCAAATGTTATTTCTATTTTACCATTGATTCCCATTTTAATCAACATAAATCTACATAATATAGTCCATAAACTAGACCACCGATGCCAACTAATACCATTACACCATTAGTTACTATCATTGCGGGTTCTTTCCATCTGATAGAAACAATTAACCATAAGATACCACCACACACCAAGATAAGCGGACCAAGTGGATAATAACCCATAGAATTGAATGCTGTACCAATAACCAAAATTACTGTAGCACACCATTTCAGATAAAAATTCAAATCATACATAACAAACTCCTTTACTCAATTTATACTTAATTATACTATAAGATGACCTTGTTGTCAACTCTTTTTATTATTATAACACACACACATATATATCTTTATCA